ATGTGTAAAGGTATAGATATTAATTACGCAGATAATGGTGGCGCTCCTGTCATAGCACAAGGTGGTGTACCTATGGGAATTAACATATCAATGTCATTCATGGAACTCGAGATTCAAACTGCAGAAGATTATGGTGCGGCATCAGCCTCTTCTCTAGATATTGCGGTCCCTGAGGTTACGACTGTGGCAGCAGCCACAGCAGAAGGAGGATAATATGTCTTACAAATATTTTCAAGATTTCCCGGTCATTAGATACGAAGGAAGAAAGGTAAGAGATATAACTCGCCGTGCTTCTTTTGTAAGAGCGGTATCAAATAACCCATATGTATATTACTCATACACAATCAAAGACGGCCAGCGAGCAGAAGATGTTGCTTTAGAATATTATGGATCCGTAGATTATATTTGGTTGGTGTACATGGCAAATAATATCATAGATCCGTACTATGAATGGCCTATGGATGCATCAACATTTAATGACTACCTCGTGGATAAATATACTGCAGATAGTGGTAAAATAGGTGAAGACGTTATTGATTGGACAAAGAACGAATCAATTGATGAGAACATTCTATACTATATTAAAAAGGTTTGAGGAATAACAAATGGCAGTAGACGATATTATATTAGCACCAGAATCGTTTCGAACGATTTACCTCCGTCGTGAAGACAGGGTGATAATGCGAACCGAGCGTGGTCAAAAGATTATCGTAAAGAGGATCATTCCTGAAGATTGGCTTCCTTATCGTATCTTTGAACATGAATCGACACTTAATGATAATAAAAAGGAAATCTTTTTGTTTGACGATGTCTACCTCGGCCAGTTAACAAATGAACTCAGAAATAGTGTAAGCGAATAATGCAAGAGACTTTTAACCCAGGATATTGTACGATTGAATCTGCGGATTTAATTACGGCTGAAGGAGAGACAAAATCTCTCACTGGTTTAATTGGCCGCTTCGATCTTCAGCAAGCAATGTCATCATCGACTATTACTGGATCTATTGATGTGTTAGATGGTCTTGGTATATTAACATCACTACCTATACGAGCAGAAGAGAATTTAAAACTTAAACTTAAATCACATGACTTACAAACAGAACTATTTTTAGACTTACAAGTAATAGAAATAAGTAATGTAGAAATACAAAAAGAATCAGGTGATATGTACGCTTATACATTACACTTTATTACTAGGTCATCATGGAATGCATTAACTGAAAATGTTATAACCGCTTTCCGTCAAAAGCCTGCTTCTTATTGTGCCAAGCAAATATTCCAAAAGTACTTTGCTAAAAACCTTGATAAAAATAGAAAATTTAATATAGAAGAATCTGATGGAGAGATGAGAGTTATCATTCCTGATTACAATCCAATTCAGGCAATGAACTTCCTTTGTGCAAAAGCATTTACAAATAAGTCCAAATCGTCTACGTTCCGTTTCTTTGAAACAGTAGATGGTTATAATTGGGTTACTGATGAATGGTTATTAGAAAAAGCAAATGGAACTGAAAAGAAAAATTTAAAGTATTCTCCTATTGTAGATCGTAACCCATTACAAGGTCCAGTCATTATTGAAACACTTGAATCGTTTAGTACTTCGAATCATGTGAATACATTAAAAGATTTAAATAATGGTGCATATAAAAATTCAGTCATGGAAATTGATTTAACAACTCACAAGAAGCGTGATTTCTATTATGACTATTTGAAAAAGAAAGGAAAATATAAAGGAATGTCAGGTAAGGTTGGTGGAATCGCTGGCCTAAAACATTCCGAAAAGTTTATTAAAGAAACGTTCACTCGAGATAACTCGCCACAGAGTATAATCTATCGAGATTGGTCAGCCCCAGGGATTGAACAGAAGCCTGGTCAAGTACCTCGTGCAGAACAACATATGACAGAGATCATACAAAACAGATCGGCATATCATTATCATTTAAATGAGAACATGTGTACGGCAAATATTCGTGGTAGATTAGATATACGCCCAGGTGAAGTAGTTGATGTATCAATTTTAGAACCTAACGCATTATTAGAAGCAACTCAGAATAAAAGGTTAAGTGGTTTATATTTAATATATGCAACTTCTCATAATATAGATGGCGATGATTTACGGACAGAACTTACAATGATTAAATTTGATTGGGAAACAGGTAAATGAACTCAGCAGATGGTTCAGGAATAGGACAACCGCAATTCTTTATAGGAGTTGTTGAGAATAACAAGGACGACTCTAGAGAAGGAAAGATACAGGTTCGTGCTTTTGGTATTCATGGTTCTCATTCCGATATTAAAACATTAGATCTACCTTGGGCAATTTGTGCTTCAGGTAACTATGACCCAAATAATCCACCACCCCCATTAAATTCATTTGTTTATGGAATGTTCTTAGATGGGCGAATGGCACAGCATCCATTAATACTTGGTTTAATCCCAGGTAAATATAATGAAGAGATGGATCCTATTCAAGATGGGTATGGTGTCATTGCAGAAAAGGATGGGGATTTATTAGGTGGAACATATGCACCTCGACAATTTAATGCAGGCGGCGGTCCTGATAAATTAGCAACAAGCGAAAAACTATTAGAAACTTATTTGTTAGCAATGGCGGCGAATAGAGTACACGATCAAAAGATTGCGGATACAGATGAGACATGGTCTGAACCACCTCCTGCCTACGCAGCAAAGTATCCATATAATAAAGTAATTAAAACTTCAAGACACAGTATTGAAATTGATGATTCTCCTGGTGCTGAAAGAATTATGATTCATCACAACGCAGGTTCTTATATTCAAATAGATGCAAAAGGATCTGTTACTGAAAGAGCCGAAGCAGATCGTTATGAAGTTAATATCGGAACGAAACATGAATCTTCAGGTCATAGTGTTGTAACTATTAACGGTAATGCTCATGTATACGTTAAAGGAAATAAGACAGAAGAAGTAGAAGGCGATTACAAATTACTAGTTCACGGCAATGCCGAGTTTGGTGTTGGTGGTCAAATGAATTTAAACGGTGGTGAACAAGTTCAGCTTCGTGGTGGTGATGTTAAGTTGGAAGCCAACGCAGGTATTATGACACTGTTAGGTAGAAAGGAAATACAAGTTGAATCAACGAATCAGATAAACTTTGTTTCTAAAAATATTAAAGCTACTGCATTAAATACTTACGATGTATTCTCAACGAAAGCAATTAAGTTATCTACTCCAGGTGATATACATAATACGGCTTCAAACATAATCAGTTTCGCAAGTGGCTTAATACCACCTACTCCTTTAACAGGAACTGCTGTACCAACACCAGGTTGGAGTTTAACAACGCCATTAATGAATATTGCTTCAGTGTCGACTTCTCATACAGGAGTATTTAATACAACTGCTCTTAACTCAGGTATTATTACTTCAAGCAGTGTTGTTAATTCTCCAGCCGTTGTCGCAACTACTGTGGCAGCAACTTCTGGTGACTTTAGTACTTTAGGTGCTCCACTTATGACGGCAACTGGTGCTGCATATAACGGTGGTTATCGTCCGCCAGTTGTAAGTGTATCAATACCAAGTGTTCCTGTATTATTACCTCCTGCTGTATCTGCGCCAATCGTTGCTCCTCTCCCGGGATTAACTTCAGGTTGGGCATATCCTACAGGTAATAGTCCTGTGTTTATTACTCAGGTATTAAATCCTGTGAATGCGTTTGCTGCAATTATTGCTGACTTCTTACCGATAGGAAATGGTGCATGGGGAATGACTCAAGCTAAGATGCCTGAGCCTCCCGGAAAATCAACTTCGATTATACCTAAAGGTTATTACGCAATGGGATATTCCGCAGGTGTTCTATCGCCGCTTGATGATTCCGCAACTAATTCTGATATAGGAGGATTATAATATGGTCGCTGCATGTCCAGATCCTAATGATCAGATCGCAAATAATAAATTAAACTTATCACCTATTAATGTTATAGATCCAAAAGGAAGATATACTCTTTCTCAAATTGATGCAGTAACAGAACAAGTTGCGCAAAGTATTTTAAACGATGCCGAAACGAATCCTTTATCAAAAGCTATTAAATTATATGGTAATGATTTAAATCTATCAAGCAATTATTTAAATGGTTTACTTCGACAACGAATAGGCAGTCTTGATAGTTATCCTGACCTGAAAGGAAGATGGGAAAAGGGCAACATATCTCAACTTGAAACCGCTGACTTTATTCAGAAATATAATTATACTCCAACTGGGTGTATTAACGAAAACGATTATCAAAGATTAGCACGTAATTTAGATTCATATTATAAAAATGATTTCAGTACAAGTCTATTGGGTGGATTCTGTGATAGGTTCGATTCACTCTTTACTTCAATTGATGCATTCTTTGATTTAATTGATGAAGTGAATGCTGTTGTTGGACAGATATTAGATATTGCCGCAAAGATAAGATCATACGATGGTATAAAAGATATTACTGTCGCACAACTTGTACAAAAATTAATACGCGATATTAAGAAAAAGATTACAGATGTAATTAATGCAGTCTTTCAAGAAGTATCCGATATGATAGACAATTTTGACCCAGCAGGTATTACCGAAGGTTTTGAAACTTTTGTTGATGCAAAGGTTGTAAAAGGTATTATGACTGTTCGAGAACAAACTTGCGCATTCTTTACTGAAGAGAATAAGAAAGGTATTACAGATAAAGTTAGTGGTCTAATTGATTATGCAGTAAGTTTATTTGAAAGTCCTGGGATTGAAGAAATACAATACCTCATTGCTCGTATATGTGCACTTGCAGCCAACGTAGAAGCATTGGTAAGGGACATTAATAAACCACTTAATGATTATACCAATAGATACTCAACGATCGTAAACAGGCTTCAGACCATCTCGAGAATCAACGAATCTTCAGCAATACGTGCTGGCGCTATACGGTATTCTCCAACAACTAGGCGAGAGGTAATAAATAGATTGGAAGGCCAATGGACTGCTACGGGTGGAGATGTAATTACGAACACCGGCAACCCACCGCAAAACATTGCTCCTATTACCGCGGCAGACTATCGTGACTTGCCAAGATGCGGTAACGTATTTTCTGGTGCGGATACTGATATTGGTTTGGGTCCTGATGGATCAACTAACCACTTCGACGCAAAAGAAGGTGTTGGTATATATGGATATACAAGAGTAGATCTTGATGTTAAAGTATACCTTAAAAGATTAAGAGTATTAACAGGAAGTAAACTTATCATAACAAACGGTTGGGTAAGTAAAGCCTATAATACAAAACAAAAATGGGCTGAAGATAATTCCCATTTAAGTGGAATGGTTGTAGATATCAAAAAAGATATGGCAGACGTTCCAAAGTTTTTAGAAGATGCGTTTAAAGCAGGTTTTAAATACATTAAAGAATATGATGAATTCATTCATTTAGATTTAAGAGAAATATTATAAATGTCGATTGCAGAGTTTTTATCGCCGAAAAAGAAAAAGTCAAATCTTTACGCGGACTTCCATAAGGATCTTCGTGTTAGTCCTGTGTCGAAAGACATTGCAGTACAAAAAGATGAAACCGCAGTTAAAGATGCAATTAAGAATCTTATATTAACGGATCGTGGTGAAAGACCAATGCAACCATACCTGGGTGGTAATATTCGTGATATGTTATTTGAAAATTTAACTCCGGGAACACTCAAACTTATTAAAGATAGAGTAACATCTACAATTACAACATACGAACCGCGAGCAAGTTTAATAGACGTATATGTTTCAGGCGATTTGGATGCAGGATCTGTTGTGGTTAAAATTACTTTCTTCATTCGTAATGAACAACAACCAATTTCGTTAGATGTTATATTAAAAAGGAATAGATAGAGATGGCAAATCCAAAAACACCAATTACTGAATTAGACTTTGATGCGATCAAAGATCAGTTTAAGGTATATCTTCAAACGCAAACACAATTCAAGGATTATAACTTTGAAGGGTCAAACCTGTCTGCCTTACTTGATGTACTTGCATTTAATAGTTATAATAATAACTTCTATACGAACATGGCACTTAACGAAATGTTTCTTGACTCCGCCGTCCTCAAGAACTCGATCGTTTCTCATGCAAAAGAATTAAACTATATTCCAAGATCTCGTAAATCTGCTAAAGCTATCGTTGATATACTTATTACTGATACAACCTCTACTGAATCTACTATCACAATTCCACAATACTTTGCTTTGTCTGCTAACTATCAAGGTGAATCGTATAACTTTGTAACGAATGAATCATATACTGCAAGAAGAACTGAAGTAGGTAAATACGTAGCACAAAACGTTGAACTGTTTGAAGGTGAAATGTTAGTAAGTTTCCAAAAAGAAGGATTCATTGTTGATGCTGATGGCGTATTAAGAGTCTTCCTTACAAACAACGAAGTAGATACGGATTCAATTGTTGTCTTCGTTGATGCAGAAGCAACCGACGATCAGAATATATTCTCAAGGGCTAATACTATTTACGGTGTTAAGCCAACAGACAAAGTATTCTATCTTGAACCATATCTTGATGAAAAGTATTCTATTTACTTTGGCAAGAATCAATTTGGTTTACAGCCTGAAGAATATGAAGATGTAAGAGTACGTTATAGAATCTGTTCAGGAACCGAACCTAATGGAGCAAATACTTTTGGTAATGGGTTTATTGGCGAAAATGGAGTTGTATCGGCAACTGTTGTCCAAGCAGCCTCAGGTGGTCAAGAACGTGAATCAATGGAATCTATTCGATACTTTGCTCCTAAATCATTACAAGTACAAGAACGAGCAGTAACTACAAAGGATTACGAAGTACTATTACAACAAGCATTCCCTGAGATTACGGCAGTCTCTGCTTATGGCGGTGAACAATTAGATCCACCTCAATTTGGTCGAGTTGCTATTTCAGTATTCCTTAATGATAATACAAGAATTATATCCTCTACTTTATCCAATTCATATCTTGGTTATTTAAAAGAAAGAGCACCATTAGGAATTGAACCAATATTTAAACAAACAGAATTCGTTTATGCCGATATGACTGTAAGCGTTAATTACAGTAAAAAGAATACAGAGAAATCAGCATCGGATATTGAAGCACTTGTAAGAGCTGCAATTCAAAAATATTCTGATGATAATCTCGAAGCGTTTGATAGGACTTTAAGATCATCTAAACTTTCAGCAATTGTTGACGCATTGGATAGTGGTATATTAAGTAATGAAATTAGTGCTGTTCCTATTATTGAATATTCACCACCTCTTAACTTTAATACGAACCCAACATTTAGATTCGAGACAAGTTTAGTACGTCCTTATAATTATCAAGCAGTAAACGGTTTTGCGAATTTTAAACCTGCGGTTAAATCTTCTCCGTTCGATATTGATGGATCTTGTGTATTCTTCCAAGACGATGGTAATGGAAACATTATGATTATAACGGATGATGTAGTTAATCCACAAATTATTAATCCTACTGCAGGTACTGTAGATTATACTAAAGGCGAAGTTAAGTTAACAAACTTTAAAGTAGAAGCATTTACTGGTTCAGCAATTAAAGTAACCGCAAAAACAATTGATAACGACATTAAATCTCCGCAAGGTAGAGTGTTTATATTAAGAGACACTGATGTTAAGATTGTAATGGAACTTGAAGAAAGATCAAAGTCATCAGTTAGTTCAGCAGGTACAACCTCGTCATATTAATAAGAGAAGAGAATTATGCCTCAGGGTGAAATAGAAAAAAACATATCGCTTTTTGTCAAGCGGCAATTCCCGGCTATTTACAGGGAAGATGGACCTGAGCTTGTTCAATTAGTCGAGGACTATTATAAGTTCTCAGAGACTCAAGAGAATCAGCACATATATCAATCAAGACGGTTATTTGAAACGCGCGATATTGATACTACTTTAGAGAGTATGATTATTCTCTTTAAGAAAAAGTTCCTTGCTGATCTTCCGCTTAAAGCAGATCTTATTAAATTTATTATTAAAAATATACTTGACTTGTATCGTGCAAAAGGTACGGCTCGAGGTATTGAGTTATTCTTTGCTATATTCTATCAAGAGTTCGATATTGAAATATCATATCCTGCCGCAAAGATGCAAAAGATTTCAGATTCAGAATGGAAGCAAGGCGTTTACTTACAAATGTTTCCAAACAATAATGTATTCAC